GTTTGCGTCCGCGGTTTTTTGTGATTACCAAAAAAATTAGAATTGTGGACTTTGTAGACAATCACGCAAGTTATTGAATGGGAACTATTAACAAAACAATTTGGGATGAACTTGGCATTGCCCGTTCAACTTATTTCAAATTTAAAAAACTTGGAATGCCCGAAGAAATAGCCAAGGCAAAAGATTGGTTGGCACTTAGGCAAAACTTGCAACCCGTTGGGCGAGAAGCTGAAGGGGTGATAGTTCACGGGAAGCGATACACCGCACAAGACATCATTGACTTGCGTGCCAACTTGTTGGAAGGGCAAGCGGAAAATGTAAACCTCAAAAACCGAATTGAAAGGTTGAATGTCTTGGAAAGGGAAGGGCAACTTTTGCCCGCGGAAGAATTAACAAACACCCTTGGGCAAATCCTTATCCCACTTCGCAAGGCACTAGATCAAATGCCCGAAAACATAGCGGGTGCGGTAAACCCACAAGACCCCGCCCGTGCCGAAACTATAATGATGCAAGAACTTCACAACATATATGCCGACCTTGTGAAGTCATTAAAATCAAATGAACAAACTTCAGAATTTCGCGTGTGAAGTTTTTGCACCCCCCGAAACATTAAGTGTTTCTGAATGGGCTGAAAGGTTTGTGTATATTCCCAAAGAGGTGACCCCATACGCGGGTTATTTTCGGGCGGGCTTCAATAAATATCTTGTCGAACCCATGAACCAATTTGGGGAAAAGAGAACCAACCGATTGACAATTTGTTTCGCGTCCCAAACGGGCAAAACAACTTTGATGCACATTGGGTTGTTGTTCGTGGTGACCAAAACACCCAAGCCCGTGTTGTACTTGATGCCAAGTGATTCATCGGCAAGGCAAATCAGCAAAGAAAGGATTCAACCAATGATGCGGGCATCATCTGAAGTTGCAAAGATTCTTCCCGACAACCCCGACAACTTTTCCATTTTATCTTACCAATTAAAAACAACCAATGTTCATTTGGGTGGTGCGGGAAGTGCTTCCAAGCTTGCAAGCTTTCCTTGTGCGGTTGTTTGCTTTGACGAATGTGACAAAGCCGAAGTTCGCAACAAGAATGAAGCGGGTGCCATCCAATTGGCATCAAACAGAATTAAGGCTTATGGGTCATCTAAGCTTTTTGTTTTGGCATCGACCCCAACAATTGATGATGGTGCAGAAACGATCACCCACCACTTGAAGCAAAGCACATTCAAAACTTACCGCGTGCCATGCTTAGAATGTGGCGAACTTGCGGAAATTGGATTTTCAAAAGATGAAGAAAAGTTTTCGGTTGAATGGGACAAAGTCGAAGTTGGTGGGGTCACCGACATTTCAGCAACCGCAAATTCGGCAAGATTGGTTTGCCCGTATTGTGGGCACGCGGTGACCGATGACGCGACAAAGAACAAAATGGTTTCAGATGATCGGGCGAAGTGGGAAGCAACAAACCCGCTCGCGGATGAATCACACCAAGGCTACCATCTAAATTCACTTTATTCGTCTTACATTTCCATTCGTGACGCTTGCAAGATGTTCCTTGAAGCCAAGGAAACAAACCAATTGCAAGACTTCCGCAATTCATTTCAAGCGTTGCCTTGGCGACATGACACCGAAGAATTGCCCGACATCATCCGAATGAAAGAACTTGAAGGGGAATTTGCCCGCGGTGAAGTTCCACCCAACGCATTTGTCTTGCTCACTTGTGATGTCCAAAAATATGAATTTTATTGGATGGCATCCGCACATGACCACCTTGGCACTTCATACATCATCGACCACGGGCGTGCCGACAACTTTGGAGACTTAGAGCAAATATTTAAAAAATTCAATTGCGATTATGCGGGCGTTGATAGTGCGTACAACACCGCGTTCGTATTAAGTAACATTCAAAGGTTGGGCAAGAAGTGGTTTGCACTTCGCGGGGTTGAATCATTCCAAGGGCAATTGAATATTGTACAAGTCAACCCCACGGATGGACGAACCGACCAACAAGCAAGCGTCACCCGTTTCGACATTAACAACACGCACTTCAAACGCATCTTGGTTCGTTTACGCAACCAAAGCTTGGCGGGTCTTTCAATATATCAAAACGCGGATGTGTTACTCTATCGTCACTTGCTTGCCGAAGTTGAAGTTGAAAAGAAAGACCGCAATGGGCGATTGGTTTATGAGTTCAAACAAGTTGACCGCGAGAACCATTGGTTCGATTGCTTAAACTATGCCCTTGCCCTTCGCCACTTCTTTCAGAAAACCCGAACTTTTGAAAGAGTGGACAACCCCCGCAATATGTATGAGCAACCCGAAAATCAAAAGCGTGTTCCTTTATCTGAACAAGTGAAGCCCGAAGAAATGTGAAACCAAACACTTTCATTGACATAAGCGGTTTTAAACAAGTTGTTCAAGGCTTGCAAAAAATTACGGGCAAATCATTCAAAGAAGTTTTGGAAGCTGAAACAGGAATGATTTTGGCGGGGGCAATAAGAATGACCCCAAAGGCAACAGCAAAAAAAATTGTCAAACGAACAATGCCCGAAGGTCATTCTTTTCGTGGCGGGGTCGGTGGCAGAATTGTAACATTTGACGAAGGGAAACACTATCATGTTGGTGAACCCGTGCTTGGCAACAATGGTCGATTCAAAAAACCTTACACTTATTGGATGAACAAAAAGGGGGGTTCTCGCGACCGATGGGGAAAGTGGGTTGCCGAACAAAAAGAAAAAACAATTCAAAGAATTTTAAGACGGGGCTTGAGTGCTTCACAATTTTATTGGATGTCGGTTTTGCTGAATATCAAATTGGCAAAGTTCCCCCCAAAATACATTATGAACCCAAAGAACTTCAAAATTTTAAAAAGGTTCTTGGCACCCCACAAGGGTGCCGTTGGCAAATCATATCAAATCACAATGGCATCAAGTGGGTTTAAAATGTCAGGCAGGACAAACGCCCAACGGGTTTTGATGATTGCCACCAAAGCACGCGAAAAGTTTTTTCAACGAGCGGTCAAAAAAGAGTTGGTCAAGGACATGAAAACATTCATGCCGAAAAGCTACCCACTTTTATTCAAGTAGACAAAGCCCGCCAAATTGTGAGTGCTTACCGATCCGACCAAGACAAATTGACATTTCTTTCCAAGCGAATTGACCGACTTGAGAAGACGCTTGAACGCTTGGAATCGTTGGGCATGGTTTCGGTTTCTTCTTCGGGAAATTCAAAAACTTTCCGAATGCAAGAAGAGATAAGGCAAGAACTTGAACGGGCTGAACAAGAATGGTCGATAATCAATGCCCGTGTCCAAGGTGAACCAATTGACCCAACCTTCAAACGCACCATTGTGGTGACATCAAAGCTATGATCTTGGATGAATTTGGAAACCCCGTGCAATTTGGATATGGGGGAGCAAAGCCCCATTGGAGAAGAACCCATGACGCAATCCAAGAACGCTCGCGGATTGTTGAATCCGAAGAAAAGGTTTTGGATCATGGAAGTCGTTTAGAACTTCTTTCAAACCTTCGTGACCTTGAACGCAACAACCCAATTTGTCGGGCGATTGTTCAAGTGTTTGTTTCCAACCTTGGCAATTGTACATTCAACGCATCGACCGAAAACAAACCTTTGGACGAACAACGCGAAAAAGCTTTTGGCAAATATTTCAAAAATTGTGAAATCACGGGACAAGGAATGCAACGGGTTCTTGCGTGCATCATTTCCGATTTGTTGCTTGCGGGTGAAGTTTTTGTGATCTTAACCAAGGGCGGGTCAATTCAACTTTTGCCAAGTGAACGCATTGGGTCGGGTATGTATTCCGATGACAAACGCGAAAACGAAATTGAAGGTTTGGTGTTGAACAAATTTGGAATGCCCATTGCCTACCGCGTTGCGGGCTTAAAAGATGGGGTTGTTGATTACACCGCGGGTTCATACATTCCCGCCCGTGATGTAATACACATTGCCCACCGCACCCGTATTGGGCAACTACGGGGCACGCCAATGCTTGCCCCCGCGTTCAAGACTTTGGAAGACATTCACGAAGTTCAAAGTGCATTCACGGCAAAGGTAAAAACTTCAAGTGCCTTAACGGGTTTTATCACATCCAATGCACCAACTTCGGCAAGATGGGATGGTTCAGAATTTTCGGAAGAACCATTGCGTTCAACATATAAAAAACTTTATTCGGGGAGCTTGCTTTTATTGGAACAAGGCGAGTCGGTGCAAACCATTCAAGGGGGTGCGATTGACGGGGTTGACAAGTTCTTGGTTTCCCTCATTTCTTTTGCGTGTTCATCGGTCGGCATCACAATGGAAAATTTGGTTGGTTGGTCAAATGCAAGTTTCAGTTCTTCCAAGGCAACGCGAGCGGTCACCAACCATCGGTTCGGTCAAATTCGCGATGATATGGAAAACCAATTTTTGCGTAGGCTTTGCCGATGGAGACAATACAAATGGGAAAACAACGAAGAGTTGCCCGCAATGGATGAATCAACCCGCGAAGAATTCAATTTTCAATGGACGGGTTCACCCACACTTGATCGAAGGCAAGACGCTCAAACCGATGCTTTATTGATGGAGTCGGGGCTAGCAAGCCCATCAACCATCTTTGCCAACAATGGCTTGGATTTTGCAACTGAAGTCAAAAAGATTGCCCGCGACCGCAAACTCTTAGCCGAAGCAATGAAGGTTGGGACTGAAGAAGAACAAGCGGAAGAATTAAGCCTTGCGGAAACTTACAACGATTACCCAAAAAGTGCATCAAACAACGCCAAGCGTGCGTTGAAGTACAAAGAAGAAAACAACCCCAAGTGCGGAACACCCGTTGGGTGGGCACGGGCAAACCAACTTGCCAAGGGTGAAAAAATTTCACGGGACACTATCGCCCGCATGGCATCGTTCAAACGCCACCAACAACATAAGGGCGTGCCTTATGACAAAGGGTGCGGGGGTTTGATGTGGGATGCTTGGGGTGGAACTTCGGGCATCAATTGGGCAATCCGCAAGTTGAAGGCAATTGACAAAAAGTAAGTTTCAATTTTAATTTTTCTCTTGGTTCTCCGTGCGGTGGTTCGCATGGAATGCCCCCCTAGAAATAGGGGGGTTTTTTTGTGCCCAAAATTATTTTCATTTTTTTTTGCTATTTGTTTGACATCATAACCGCTTATGTTGTAATGTGGTTTCATACTTAATTAACACCAACCACGGAGAACCAAAAAAATGATAACTAAAGCACCATACCAATTCCCAAGCATCACCGACACAATCGACTTTAATGGTCATGCAAATGCAATCGCCCAAGTGGTCGCCAAGAAGATGACCGAAAAAAATCCCCAAACTTTTGAAGTAATGGAAAACGAAACCCATGTTGAAAAATGGGACAACTTCCAAACCATCCATTTTTCACTTTCTATGAATGGTGAAGATTGGGAAGGTGGTTGCTATTCAATCAGATCACAAGATGACCTTTTGATTGTCCACAACGATTCATGCGGTTCAAGATATGAAGGGAATTACGGGTTCTTGCAAATCAATGAAAAAGGTGAATGGAATTTTTACGCGAACCAATACGCATCAAACTAAACCCAACAAAACAGAGGAACACGCAATGAACATTTTAAAACAAACCACAACAAGAAAACCAATTGCGGGCAAAGGCACCTTGGAAATTTCGGTGCAAGTCACACTCACTCAAAACGATGGATTCAAGACCCTTGAGATAATAAAAAACAAAGACAAGGAACACGGATTGAAAACCACAACAACCATTGCCGACATCTTCACCCGCGACACCCTTGAAGATATGTTTGCAATGTTAAGACGCAACAACCCCAAGCACCATGATTTTGAAAGTTGTTTTTCAATGTGTGAAACCCGCAACGGGGTCAAATATTTTCCAACAATCGAAAAGGCATTGGGCGACATTCAACGCAAAATGCAAACGCAAGACTATAGGGGTCGCGAACTTTTGATTGTGATTGTTCGCCACCAACCCGATCAATGGATCAAAGAAGAATGCTTTTCGGTTTATTCAGAGGAACGCAATATGTTGAAATTAAAACAATCGTAAAAAAAGATTGATATGGTGTTGACATCATAAGCGGTTATGAAGTAATGTGGTTTCATACTTAATTAACACCAAACCACGGAGAACCACCAAAATGAAATTCAAAATTAAAAACCACAAAGATTTTACCCCAAGATATAACAACCAATTTCATGGGGCATACACTCGCATTTTTAAAATACTTGAAAAAGATTCACTAGGTTTTGTGCAAGAATTTTGGGAAGAATCTTTTGAAAAGATTGAAGGCACGCAAGATTGGATTCTAGAAATTGGGGGAGGCTCAATTGAGTCACATATTTTGGAAGAAATTTTGAAAATCAAAAATGTCGAACAACTTTAATTACAACACGGAGAACCAAAACCATGACTGAAACAATTTTTATTTTTTACCGCGAATCAAACTTAATGTGGGTTGTGCAAGAACACGACAATGGGGGGTATTCATTACGCGAAAAAGAATTTAACCATAAAAGTGAAGCTTTGAAATATGCAAAAAGCTTCAATGTTTCAATTGAGATATTTAACCAAATATAACCCAACAACACGGAGAACCACAAATAATGAAAATAGTAAAACGCCACAAATCACGAACCAAGCATTCCGAAGAATTTGGTATTTGGTCGGGGGTCACCCTTGCCGAAATACCAATGGGGGCACATGACCACCAAACATCATTTGGCGGGTTGCAAAACAAGATCACCCACATCAAAGTTGGTGACAATTCCAACGATGCGTTCATTTGGTTTGATGACATAAATGAAGCCCGCGTGTTGGGTCAACGATTGATTGACATTGCCAACGAAAGCGACAAACGAAACAACCAATGAAATGTCCAAATTGCGGGTGCAACATTCCCGACCCACACAAAGAAATGAGTGCCAAGGGTGGTCGATCTTCCAAACGGAAGATCACCCCCGAACAACAAGCAAAGATGCAAGCAACACGCCAACGCAATAAGCTTGCCCGCGACCAAGCCAAGTCAAACAAGTAGACACGCACCGCGTGTCACATGGACGAATTCAAATTTGCACAACCCGAACCCACCCGCACGGGTGAAGTAAACAAAGAACAAGGCTTGATTCTTGGCGTGTCTTTAATCTCAACCCCCGAAGCAAAAGGGCACGGGATAAAGATTGACCGCGGAACAATTGAAAGTTTTTACGAAGGTGTAAAAGATAAATCAATTAAAGCGTATTACACCCACGATGATGACAACGAAGCACTTGATTCAATCGGGTTATGGGAAAATTTTGAGATTGTCGAAGATGGTGAATACACCAAGTTGACCGCGGATTTTAAAGCGTTGGAATCTTGGCGGGAACATCACCCCGACCGATTCGATGCACTCTTTGAACTAGCAGAAAAAGCACCCGAAGCATTTGGGGTATCGGCTGAATTTTTCGCCAAGCGTGTGATGTATTCCGAAGATGGTGAAGAAATAGAATGGGACGGGGAAAGCGAAGATGTGTTTGCCCGTGCCATTGAGGTCAACGCTTTTTCAATTGTCGCCCAACCAAGTGCCAACCCAACGGGTTTATTCTCACAACCCAAAGAGGTTGAAGATGACGAAGTTGATGTTGAAGAATTTCTTTCCTTCAATTTGACCAAGACTCAAGAAGAACTTGACGGGGTAAATTCCGAATTGAAACTTTCCCAAGACTTGAACGCATCATTGGCAAAACAGGTAGAAGAACTTGAAGCAAAAATTGCCGAAGGTGAAACACAAGTTGAAGAAAAGGCAAAAGAGGTTGAAGGGCTAAAAGCTGAACTTCAAGAATGGCAAGCGAAGTTTGCCCGCCAAGTTGCGGAAATGGGAAGCGACCCCGTTGACTTTGTTGCCGAATCTCAACCATTAACTTTTGAAGAGCAACTTTCCCAATGCAAAACTTGGGCTGAAAAAAGCAAACTCTTTGAAGCAAATATGGTCGCCCTTTCTCAAAATCCAAATTGGGCGAAGTAGACACGCCCGCATTATTTTAACTTAACTCAATTCAATCATGGCTAATTCTGTTACTTCCGAACTTACTATTTCCACCGCGGTTTCCGTGCTTGGCGAATTACTCGCCCCAATGAACGCATTTACCAAGAACATCACTAGCGAAGTTGTTGGAAGACAAGCAAGCGTCAAAGTTCCCGTCATCGACACCGATGACACCGCACGCCCATACGCTTATGCAACAGGGTACAACCAAAGTGCTGAAACAGATGTTTCACTTGTGCAAGTTGACATTGCCGAACACATCAAGCCATTTCACTTGCTTGATAATGACATGAATAAAAGCCCGATAACTCTTCAAAGTTATGCAAAGCAAAACGCTCATGAGTTTGGACGCTATTTGATGAATTTAGTTTATGGTGTTATTGATGCCGAAGTTGCTTCATCCGCGGTTTCATCCACGGGCAAGAATG